TTTAATGTATCAGATTTTGTTTATGGTACTTCTAGTGCTAAAACTTGTACTGTAAGTTTCTGGTTAAAAACAGATGTCAAAACTGGTCAAATGGGAGTTGCTCTTTATAATGGGGGAAATAGATATTATGTTCAAAATATTAATGCCACTACTTCTTGGACAAAATATACATTAGTTTTTCCTGGAGATACTAGTGGTGCCATTGCCGATGATAGTACTCAACAATTGACATTAGTTTTCACATTATCATCTGGTTCTAATTTACAAGGAGGAGCAAATTCCTGGACTAGTAATTTTAGAAACTCCACCAGTGGTCAAGCAGATTTTACTGACAGTACTTCTAATAACATTTATCTTACAGGAGTTCAGTTAGAAGTTGGACCTACTGCGACCCCGTTTGAAAAAAGAAGTTATGGACAAGAATTAGCATTATGTAGAAGATATTATAAAAAAGGTTTAGCAGTCTACGGTAATAATGGTTCTTCATTTTATTGGTCTTATTATGGAGGATCTAGTGGTGTTATGATTATGGATATTGATATGCCCACATTTAGAGCAGCACCGAATCTTTCATTATTAAATAACAGCAATGTTCAATATTACAGTTATGCTGGAGCTTGGACTAACACGACTTTATCTGTTTCTACATTGGGACAGTCTGGTTGGCCAAATACATTATTATATTTGTATATAACTTCTGATGGTGATGGTAGGGGAAAATTACTTCGGTGTACAAATGCTACTACTGATGTTCAGTGGGTTGCTGATGCAGAAATATAAGGAGAAAACTTATGTATAAAATAGATTCTTTTAATCCAGATAATATTATTAAAAATCCAGGTCCGGATCAAATTTGTATTTGTCCAGGTCCAGGAAATGTTTTATATGAAGAGTATTTAAAATGGTTAGAAGAAGGCAACACTCCTCTTCCACCAGACCCTATTTCTGAACCAGAACCTCTAACTCCACAACAAAAACTTGAGGCAGCAGGACTTTCAATAGAAGAACTGAAAGAACTTTTAGGGTTATAATATTATCTTCAACGGCAACAAACCGAGTCTACTTATAAAATCATACTTTGTCAACTCTTGACACCTGACTCAAAACCCTTTATAATATTCAAGTCTTCAACATCCTTGTAACTTTGGGAATGAAGACCCTCTCTGTGGTGGGAGAGGTGAGTTGGTGGTTACTGAGGAGGGTTTTATACCCTCCTTTTTTCTATTATAAATTAATATAAAATCATAACAAATTATGAACTTTACCGTATATTCAAAAGAGAATTGTCCATACTGCTATAAAGTTAAACAAGTTCTTGAGTTGACAGGAAGTAACTTTGTGGTTTATAATTTAAACGAGCATTTTACCAAAGATGAGTTTTATGCTGAGTTTGGTCAAGGTTCTACTTTCCCACAAGTTATTTGCGATGATAAAAAATTAGGAGGATCCGTTGACACAATCAAATTCCTCAAGGAACAACAAATCATCAAATCCTGACCTAAATAAAAAGGAAGACCACAGAAATCGTGGTATTGAACTCATTCTTCATGGAGGTAAAAGAAAGCAAACTCAACCTTTCCATATCATCTTTGAAAAGATGGTTTGCTTTCTAAATCGGGAAGTAACCATCTATTTTGAATTTTCCTTTAAGTCGAGGAAAAGAAAAGTAGTTTCCCGGAGAAAAAGAAATGTTAGCAACTAGTTTGGTTTTCGGTTGTTTTTTAACCATCCTGTTTCTTATAGTGGGACTTGTAACTGGTTGGGTTGCCAGAGAATACATGATGAATTATCAGGATCGTCCAAAACTTCATCCAGAATTTTTTGACAGCAAAGGTAATGTAATTCCCGATGAAGTCTTAGCGATCAGTTTTAATCCTGATTACTTTGACGATTATGAAGATGAAGATGAGGAAGAATAACTAAATACTGTATAATCATTTTAGATTTTGAATTTATATGACTACAACAAAGAAAAAGACAACAGCAACAAAATCTACAACGCTTGTTGTTAAAAAGAAAGTAGATGAAATTGTAGAATTACCTGCTAATCCTTTCGCATTTGAAGTTCTTCAACTTGTTTCTAAGCAAAGATCAAATGCTAAAAAAGTTGAACTTTTAAGGAAATATGATCATCCATCTTTAAAAGCGATTTTTATTTGGAATTTTGATGAAAGCATTGTTTCGATGCTGCCCGAAGGTGAAGTTCCTTATGCAAGTGTGGGAGAACAACACTCTTTTTCTGGAACGATGAGTGAGAAAATTGAAGATGCTGTTTCCAAAATGGGAGAGATTAGTTCTAATTCTCTTGGATCACAAGATCAAGGATTTTCTTCTATTAGAAAAGAATATCAAAAATTTTATAATTTTGTAAAAGGTGGTAATGATGGATTAAGTTCTCTTCGTAGAGAAACGATGTTTATCAATATCCTTCAAGGTCTTCATCCACTGGAATCAGAAATTCTTTGTTTGGTAAAAGACAAAAAACTTGATACAAAATATAAGATTACAAAAGAAATTGTTTCAGAAGCATATTCAGATATTTCGTGGGGAGGGCGTTCGTGAATTCAGTTGTCGATAAAACACAGGAAAAACATATGGATCATTGGACATCAGCAGAAAGAGAAACTTGTAAATCAAAATATGGTTGTGAAATCATGATTGAAAATGGTTCTTATGCTGATGTTCGTACTAAAGAAGCACCTAACGATGCTTATATTGTCAAGTATCTGGTAGATGATGAGGTTTGTTATGACCTAACTAGAGGAACAAGGGTTCGTTTGTTTGATATGTATTGGGATAAGTTTCGTGAGAACTTGAAAAGCATTGAATTCGGATACGGTAGGTACAATCCAAAGACATGGGGATACAAAGCACCCGAAAAGAAAAAGCGGAAGTGATTACCCAAAACGGGGGAAAATTTCCCGGCAAAATTCTTCACGTGAAGGTTTTTATAAATCTTCACGTTTTTTAGTATAATATTGATACATTTTTGTATCTATTGTTACCATTTCAGCATAAAACTTGTCTATATAGATTGAATAGAGGTATAATATCCCTCTAACGTTCATCCTATGTCTAAGGCACTTTTGCTTTTAGCATGGGTTCCACTTCTTTCTATCTCTATGCCTCAACTTGCTAAATCTAATCAGGTGACAATAAGTTGCGACGCAGCGTGGGAACTAATGGACATCGTTAAAAACGACGATGTAGTAGACCAAAGAAAAGAAGACCGATTGCTATCAGAACTCCGAAAGGATGTTGTGAAACTTAAGTGCTAAACAATTAAATAGGACGGAAGTAAGCCGACTCGGAACGGATCGTTCATCTATGGAAGCACTCATCTTAACTTGCATACAAGCACAGTTAATTGTTGGGCGAGTTCATCAACAGAACATTCCCAAACAAGCAAAAAATGATTTAATTTGGGAGATTAAACAAATATCTCCCAAAGAGTGTAAAATAGACGCAAAAGCCGACTGAAGGAACGCTCTTTAACCTAAAAAACTAAGGAGAACCCTAATGTCTAAAGTCGTATATCGTGGTGTTGAATATGACACCAACGACCGCCCAACCCAAACCTTCAAAAGAGAACCTCATGTAGAAATCTATCGCGGAGCAATGTTCTGGGTAGATGAAAACGGAAACAAATTCTCTATGGAAAAGTCGGGAGGTACAAAATGAATACTTACTTCGTTCGCTATCTCAAGAAAAAAGCAAAAAAGGAGCAACTCCTTCATAACGCACAACTGAATATGGCGAAGCAACCACAAGTTGCTTGAAGTAAAGGAGGGTTGATTCCCTCCTTTTTTTATGTTATGATATCTTGAGTGAAAAGTATTCTATGGACAGAGACAAATTAAAATTACTCGTTCGTAATTTTGAACTATTGGTTGATGCTCTTAAGGCAGAAGTGTATTCTGATGCAGACAGATACATGAATTATGATAATGAACATATTAAAAAAGCACTAACTGATTACGATGAAATCTTTGACGATGATGATGGATATGCAGATTAATAGAGCAAAAAAACTTGTTAAACT